TTTTTAAATTATATGGGTTAGCTTTTTTTTCGTTTTTAGCCATCTTATTCTCCTATTAAGTGCTTTAACAATCTTTCAAGGTAGCTGCTGTACATGCAGGGCTTGTCTTGTAAAGGTCGCCTTTCGGTTAAATTTAACGCATATTAGAAGGTCCTAACATGCCTTTTTTAAGTTCTTGAGTTATAAGGTCCTCTTCCTCATCTCTTGCTAACAGTGGATTCACTGTAGAAACAGTTTCAGGTCGATTAACATTATAAGTTACTTCAACTTCTTTTTTGTTAGGCATGTCTCTTTCCATGTCCATTGACATTTCTTGAAGACCTCCTTCTTGCATTTTTTCTCTATCTTCCCCAGCATCGTAAGCAGCTTCGGCATCCTTCATCATTTTCATGAGGTTGTCTGCACCAATCTGCTCTACTGATTTTGCTGTAAAGACAAATTCTCCATCCGATAACCTTGCAGGTATCGAATCAGAGGTCCCAGTGCCGGGTCCTTCGACTTCTCCGGCTCCAGTAAACTCCGAAGCTTTTTCAATCACTTTGTCGAATATCATACTCAACTCAGGATTAGCTTCCAGTTGTTCCATTAACATAGACTCTTCTTGTTCGGATAGAGCTTCATCTATCACAAAGTCTACAAATTGTTCTTCCATTTGTTCGTCAGGTAGCATTTTCATTTCGCCACCTTCTTCTTTTTGTTCTCTATATAGTTCAGCCATTTGGGCATCTTCTTTTTGTATAAGCTTTTCCATGCCACCTTTTGCTTTAGGTTTTCTTATAGGTTCTTGTAATGCTAGTTCTAGCTCAGAATAATTTTGTAATTCATAAGCTTCTTCTAAAAGTTCTTCTATTCTTTCATTACTAAAACCTCTATCTTTTAAATTATTAGCAATATCACTCATTTCACTTTGTAAGGCTGCTTCACTTTCAAAATCTTCAAGTTGTTTTACTTGAAAAACTTCTTCTAATTTATCTGCTTCTTTATCACTTAAACTTGAAGATTTTTGAGCTTTTGAAGGTTTTTTCTTAAATATCATTTTACTAAGATTTCTAATAAAACCACCAAGAACTTTAGGTTCTCTCATTTCTTCTTTATCTTGAGCAGCTTTTTTCATAGGCTCTTCTTTATTGCCATCGCCATCCAAATCTAAAAAATCTGGTTTTAATAAACTATTTTTTTCTTTTTCGTTTTCTTGTTTCATAATTATTCTTTTCTATTCAGGGCTTCCTGCACCTGCTCCTTGAGCTGCTCCAACTGTACCACTGAACGCATCTTCCCCTGCAACCGGAGCATTTCCGATTCCGATGTTGCCACCACCAGTGCCTGTAGGTCCAAGCTCTTGAGGTTGTTGAGGTGTTCCAGCAATGCCTCCCATAGGTCCTTGTTGTTCACCAGTAGGTTCAACTTCTTCGCCAATTTCTTGTCTAGCATTTTGCATTCCTATTATTTGTGCCATTATAGCTGCTTCTTCAGGGTCATTTAAAATCTCATCAGGGTCTAAATCTAAGCTATAAGCAAGTTCACTGACCAATTTAGAAATCTTAACAAATGGTGCAATAGTTGGGTTTTGTGCAGTTTGTAAGAACATTGTCAGTCTTTGACTTCTAACTTCTTTCTGCATCAAGCTATTAGTACCTGTTGCCTTAACTTCTAAATCACCTTGGATATCTAAGTTACCTTCAAAGAACTGCATATTCCATGCGAAATATGATTCTCCTAAAGGTTTTAACAAAAAGTCGTCAAGATTCTTAACAACTGTTTTGATATTTAAACTTGCTGCTCCAAGTAACATCGACATACCAGAGGCAGTTCTTGTCATACTTTGAACTCCTGTTTGACCATGTGAGTAACTTGGTATGCCAGTTTGTTCATCAGCAAGTTGTCTAAACCTATCAAACATCATCATGTTTTCAGGTGCAGTGTTA